TAGAGATATGACTTTTTCTGCAAGAGCTATGTCGATCAACTGACGTTCGGCGCTGTTCTTCTTCACCGCGTTCGGTAACGAGCCGTTGCGTCCTCCTCTATTCTTCCTCAACTCCTTGACTCTCTTCTGTGCTTGTATCGCTTGCAGAAACAACCTGCTCATCATCTCCTCCTAGTTTCATTTTCACTATCAATACGTGCTGTGCGTCTGTCCTAAACTGAGTACCCTTCGTCAAACGCACCTTCCCTCGTTTAGCACCCATCTTCTTCATCAGATCACTTACAAACGCGCTGTAGTTCACTTGCTGTGCAGCGCACCAGACTTTCAGTGGTTTCGGTGCTAGGTATACCTGCTGTATATCTGTTTCGTATCGTGCGACTAACTTACCCTTCGGCAGCGCGTCTGGTATGACTAATGAGTCCAGCCCGTTCGACTGCTTTCGTAGATCGTCGGTGCTTTTAATCATCAGTATGTTGTTGAAGTTTTCGTTTAGATACTCGTTCAATGTTTGCCTGACCGACACGCCCATACCACTAACCGAGTCCATGTTGTGCTTCAGTAACTTGATAGACCATTTGAACAACTCCTTCGTGTCATAGTCTATGAGTCCTAATTTCTTGGCAAAGATAGCCCCCGTGAGTGTGCAAGCAACTCCAGCAGACCAAAACCTGTTCTCAGATGTTAGTCCTGCTACCGTATCTACACGTTGCTGTACCTCTTTGAGCTTGGCCCTTACATAGTCGAGGTTCTGCATGATGTGCTGAATATAAATAGTTCCAGCATGTCCGTAGTTAGCAGCTACTGCTTCATCGAACAGGTCAGTGTCACGCTTCTCTTCTGTGGTGCCAAACACCTTCTGTGCAGGCCATTCCATCATCCGCTGCGCTTCCGCTTTCGGCGCTTGTTTCTCCAGAGCAATGCGCTCTATAACGCTGGCGTTGCCTGTTGTAACCGCTA